CCTAGAATTAAACGTGAGATCGAAGCCTATGAGTTAGCAATCGAGTCGGCGAAATATCGCTCCCCCCTTGCCTTGCGGGAATTGGTCGTCCAATCCTTGGTGCAAGTCTTGGTAGATCCAGAGTCTAGCCAATCCGCGCGGATCAGTGCGGCGCGCGTACTTGGCACTGTGACCGAAGTCAGCGCATTTACTGAACGCAAGGAAATCAAACACGTTTCGTCATCCGACGATGCGCGCAAATCGATCATGGATCAACTGTCGGCGCTGATCAAGGCCGAGGCAATCGACGTTGACCCCACCGCTTTGTTACAGGAACTGGGACAGGCCCACCCCTCCCCCACCCCCCTGGATGCTGAGACGGATCCGGCCTCGCCTGTACATACTATTCCCCACGAATCAACAGGTACCCCCTCCCCAGACAAAATTTCCCCCGATGATAATGATGAAGTTTATAGCACCTCCCCCCAGGTGTAAAAAGGTACCATCAAATGCGGCGGGGTATAGTTATTTTTACCGTTTCATACCAAAACTCCAGTAACGTTACTGGAGTTTGAGTTATGGGTTCTATAAAATTTACCAAAAAATCAACGTTAAATGAGATGGTGGAAGTGATGTCGCCGGTACAGAGGGATGTGTTTATATTGATTGATGAGTTCTGGAAGAAGTTTCAATATAGCCCGACGATCAGGGAGTTAGCGATATTGAGGGGGAAGATGGGGATAGGAAACACGAAGAGGATTGTGGATCAGTTGGAGAGGATAGGGGCTATAAAGAAGGTGGAGAGGAGGGGTAGGACGATAAGGCCGGTGTATATCAATTTCAGGAATTTAGATTGAGGGTTGAGTTAAGTGAGATGGAGTTGATGGTGGCGAGGTTTATTGCGGCGTCGAGGCAGACGCATGGGCGGAAGAATTACGAGGATAAGAAGAGGATGGATGATGGGTTTCAGGCGGATGTGGACGGGATGATTGGGGAGATGTGTTTTGGGAAGTTGTTTAACTATTACGTGGATTTGAGTCCTGGGAAGAAGAGGGCTGATTTTGTTTCTAGGAGTGGTGAGAGTATTGATGTGAAGAGTACGAGGTATAGGAACGGGCGGCTTCTTACTACCCTGGAGAAAAGACTAGACCCGTGTGATATTTATGTACTGATGGTGGTGGATGACCAGGGTGGGGAATATAGGGGATATGTAAAGAAGGAGAACTTATTTAAGGATGAGAACATAAAAGACTTAGGACGGGGTAAGGGGTATGTCTATGAATTTAAGTGACCTGATAGCGAAGCTACCCGTGGCGGAACAGGAGAAACTGTTAAGTCAGGTTGTGGAATATAAAAACGCTTTAGAAAGAGAGAGATGCCAGAAGTCCTTCATGTCTTACGTGAAGAAGATGTGGCCTGGGTTTATATTAGGTCGGCATCACGCCTTGATGGGGCAGAAGTTTGAAGAGATCGCAGAGGGGAAAGTAAAGAGATTAATTATTAACATCGCACCTCGGCACACAAAATCTGAGTTTGCCAGTTATTTATTGCCGAGTTGGTACTTAGGGAAATATCCGAATAAGAAGGTGATACAGACTTCGAACACGGCGGATTTGGCTGTGAACTTCGGAAGGAAGGTAAGAAATTTAGTGATGAGTGAGCAGTACCGGGAGATCTTTAATGTATCTCTGCGGCAGGACTCGAAGGCGGCTGGCCGGTGGGCGACTAATTTTGATGGGGAATATTTTGCTATCGGGGTGGGTGGTACGGTAACGGGTAAGGGTGCGGACTTATTAATTATTGACGACCCTCATTCAGAACAAGAAGCCACAGGTGACCCCGCGGCGTTTGATCGGGTATTTGAGTGGTATACGTCTGGACCGCGTCAGCGTTTACAGCCTGGAGGGGCCATAGTCGTAGTCATGACTAGGTGGTCGGACAGAGACTTAACAGGGAAAATCATTAAAGAAGCGGCTAAGAGGGACAGACACGAGGAGTGGGAAGTTATTGAACTACCGGCGATTATGCCGAGTGGAAATCCTCTATGGCCTGAGTTCTGGTCGTTAAAAGAGTTAGAGGCTTTAAAAGAAGAATTACCTCCTTCAAAATGGAATGCTCAGTACCAGCAGACCCCGACAGGCGAAGAAGGGGCGATAGTAAAAAGAGAGTGGTGGAAGTTGTGGGAGAAGGACGATCCTCCAGTGTGTGATTTTATTATTCAGAGCTGGGACACGGCGTTTACGAAAAGTGAGAGGGCTGACTACTCGGCGTGTACGACTTGGGGAGTCTTTTATAAGGACGAGGATAAGAGAGATCCGAACATAATAATGTTGGATGCATTTCAAAAAAGGATGGAGTTTCCTGAGTTAAAAGACAAAGCTTTAAGCCAGTATAAATATTGGGAGCCGGATGCTTGTATTATCGAGGCCAAAGCTGCTGGCGCGCCGTTGGTGTTTGAACTTAGGCAGATGGGGGTACTTGTTTCAGAGTACACCCCGGTAAGAGGTAATGATAAGTTCGTAAGGATAAATAGTGTTTCTGATTTATTTAGATCAGGGAAAGTCTGGCGACCTGATACAAGATGGGCAGAGGAAGTCGTCGAACAGATGGCTGCCTTCCCTAACGCAGAACATGACGACCTCGTAGACTCGAGTGTGCAGGCACTGATACGATTCAGGCAGGGTGGGTTCTTAAGATTAGCTTCCGACGAGGAAGATGAACCCGTAACGTTTCGCCGTAAAGCTTACTACTAAGGAACTAAGATGATCGACCGACCCCTTGAGCCTATCGAGTCAGAAGGTATTGAAATTGAAATTGTAAATCCTGAGTCTGTATCCATAGGGATGGATGGCCTGGAAATAGAAATCGAACCTGGGCAGGAAGCAGCAGAGGAGCAGGAAGCAGCAGAGGATTTTGATGCGAACTTAGCAGAGTACATGGACGACTCTGAACTACAAACCCTGGCGTCTGATTTAATGGGTGAAGTTGATGCCGATATTGGATCCAGAAAAGACTGGGTCGATATGTACGTCAAAGGCTTAGAAGTATTAGGTATGAAGTATGAGGAAAGGACAGAACCGTGGAATGGAGCCTGCGGTGTGTTCTCGACGTTATTAACAGAAGCGGCGGTACGGTTTCAGTCTGAAATGATTATTGAGACCTTCCCGGCTCAGGGTCCAGTAAAGACTGAGATTATCGGCCAGATCACGAAAGAAAAAGAAGATGCCGCAGAGCGTGTAAGAGACGATATGAATTATCGTTTAACGGAGACCATTCCTGAATATAGGCCTGAGCATGAAAGGATGTTATTTAATTTAGGTCTAAGCGGCGCTGCTTTTAAGAAGGTTTACTACGATCCGAATTTAGGAAGAGAGACGGCAGTATTTATTCCTGCCGAGGATGTGATTATTCCTTACGGAGCCTCTGGAGCGAGAACCGCAGAACGCGTCACCCATATGATGCGTAAGACTAAAAACGATATCCACCGGCTACAGGTTAAAGGATTTTATAGAGATGTCGAGTTAGGTGAGCCTGTAAAAATTCATAATGACGTTGAAGAAAAGAAAGCCGAAGAGACCGGTTTTTCGATTAACGACGACGATAGGTATTTAATCTGTGAAATACAGGTTGATTTAAATTTACCTGGGTATGAAGAAGAAGACGATGTAGCTGTTCCTTATATTGTGACCATCGATAAAGGAACGAACAAGGTTTTATCTATTTATAGAAACTGGCGAGAAGGCGATCATCTTTATAAGAAGCGCCAGCATTTAGTTCAGTATGACTACGTACCTGGATTTGGTGCTTATGGCTTTGGATATATTCATTTAATCGGTGGATATGCTCGAGCCGGTACGATGTTGATTAGACAGTTAGTCGATGCGGGTACTTTATCGAATCTACCTGGGGGTCTTAAGTCTCGAGGGCTTAGAGTAAAGGGTGATGACACCCCGATAGCGCCAGGAGAATTCAGAGACGTAGACGTTCCTAGCGGAGCGATTAAAGATAACATCATGACGCTTCCTTATAAGGAGCCGTCACAAGTCTTAGCGGCGTTATTAGATAAGATAAGTGAGGAAGGACGAAGACTAGGATCAATTGCTGACATGAAAGTCAGTGATATGTCGTCCCAAGCGCCGGTAGGAACGACCTTAGCCCTGTTAGAGAGGCAGTTAAAAACCATGAGTGCGGTGCAAGCCCGTGTTCATGCGGCCATGAAACAGGAATTTAAGCTATTAAAAGACATCATTAGGGACTTTACCCCCGAGGATTACAGCTATATCCCCGAAGGTGGGAACAGAAAAGCCAAACAAGAGGACTACGAACACGTAGAAATCATCCCGGTAAGTGATCCTAACGCTGCAACGATGGCGCAAAGGATCATGCAGTACCAAGC